CTCCGCTACAGGTATACTTCTGCGCCAGCTTACGCCGGACGGAAGCATCTTTCTTTTTTACTTGCGTAGTTGCACCCGGGCCAAATCTCAATTGGAGGTCGGAAAGACTCGGCAAATCTCCCAAGATCTTACAAATTTTCCGCTGAGCCCGAAACAAAACGGACTCAACGTCAAGTGGGAAGCAAAACCCACCTTGATTGTAAGCTCGGAAGATCTGATTTGTCTGCCGACATAGAGACTCGGCTTCGACGGCCTTATTCCAAGCCACGGCGCGCGTGTCGATACCAATGTCAATATCCGCTCTCTTAGAAAAGAAAGCTAAGATTTGACGGAGGTGTCGTGCACTCTGCACATCCAGCTCAGTGTAGCTAAGGTCGAAGTGGCACAAACCCTTGATATCCTGGGCCTCTAAGAGGCTTGCGATATCTCGAGTCTGCTTCTGCCCAGTATCGCACTGTGCAAGATGCCAACCAGAAAGGAGAAAGAGAACCTCGTTCGAGAACTTGCTCGACGATCCCTGATCCCAGCGAGTAAATCGCATAATTCCCTCATTAATGTGAAAGGAAGGGTGTGCTGCATTTCTGCAGCACGGTAAGGACGTCTAGTCAGCTTAGGTCGGATTGACCAACTGATCGACAAGCTCAGGCATCGGCCCAGTCGTTACAGCCGCTACGCTGGTAAGAATACCATTGTAGCAGTTGATTGCGAGCTGGCGCCCCAAGCGACGCCCAGTCACCGTTGAACGCTTCGAATGAAACGACGTAAAAACGTACGTATCCTCAAAAGCGACCTTCGGTGCTGCGGTATAGCCTGCGGCGTTTTGGTTCGAAACCGTCTCCATGGTGGGGACGACTACGCGCATTTCAGTTCTGTAGGTACCGGTCTTGCTCTGGGACAACTTCGTTGTCACCCGAACCTGACCTTCCGTCGGAACTGATACCAGGGCTTCGCGCCAAAGCCCGATCATTGCGTCGGCCTCACGGCCTACACTGATCGGATTAAGGGTATGAATCACTGGTGTACCTGCGCCGTCATAGGCGACAAGGTTAGCGATGGCTGACATGCAGCATCTCCAAATTTACTAACATTTAAGGAGTCACTTAACTATTTCCGGGGAAGTGGGCTGAAGGAGTGCAGTCTTTTTGTTATAGACCGCGACGTCCTGCAGATGATCCACTTCCGAAACCCGAAACTAGCAAAGCAACGGCGTTGGCACAGTGTTTCCACGAAGCAACTTTATCCAAGGTTTTAAATCTTGGTAACGGCACGTTTAACGAGGTTGACACACTCCTAGTCAAGACTATTTTCGAGTAGCTGCCCGAGGGCTGCTGCACGTAGGATAGTCCGGGCGGGGATGGTCTTCCATAGTATTCACATGCCGTTCTAGTTGTCAAAGTGGTGACGAAAGTACCCGTCAAAGCACTAGCTAAAGAACGGGCAGCGAGGTAGTTCCCAATTGGAATAAACCAATCAGCAACAAAGCTATAAGGAGTTTTCTCCCATAGCACGCTCGCCGGGTCCAAAAGACCCGTCAGCTGAGCCACACTAGCTTCTTCCAGTCGTGCAATGATTTGGCCTTGGGTTACCCCATGGCCCCACCATGCATTGAAAGTAAGATTGCTAATAGGGCCCAGCCTCTGGAATTTCTTCTTCCGGACCTTGTAAGTCTGAATCATTGGAAAGTTCAAGGTTTTAGCCAAGAACTCAGCCGCTCCCTGAGCGTCCTGAACCAATGGTAACACTCCATACTGGGTCATTAGCCAGTTGTCAGATATAGTCTTTTTAATAGACTTTTTCTGGCGTCCGGCAAGTTGGCCCAATGACGCAGACAACTCAAACTTTCGCGCTTTTTTGTAAGCTTTATAGATCCGGGTAGCAGAGTCAGTAATCATATGGAGTGCTTCTCGACCTTCGCCGAGGAACACGCCCATATTGAAATCCGACCCCGCAACCGCTTCACGAAGCTTTCCAAGGAGCGCTATGTCATCGTTGCTATTCCAGGCATCTCCTGCAGAAAGCAGGACATACCCAGCCGAGTACTGATCCGCCGCTTTAGCGTAAGACCTGTACCCGGGAGTATCCCAGATGACTTGATTGTCACGTTGAAATACACGAGTCATAGTGTATGGATGGTCTGTTGATTTACGTCGCGTAGGAAGATCAACACGTTTTTTATACGTGAGAACCTTCCCCTCTCTCGTAATCAGTGTCTCTTTTGAATACACTGGTTTCGTCGGAGGGTAGTCCGTACCATTCCACACTTTCGTATAGATGGCTCCAACATTTCTGTTGGTTGGACCACTAACCCAAAAACCGCCGGGAGTATAATACTGCCCGGTGGTTACGGCGAAGCGACGGTCATCCGTGACCGAACCTGTCGTCATAGTACACTCCAGGTGTTAAGCCTGGTTTGAGGCGTCTCCAAAAGAGCCGTCTCGGGGACCCGCAAGGGCCACCCAGAAAGATGTCCCTCCGCTACCATCCCGTTGTACCTCGCGCATTGTCTAAATGCTTGAGATACTCTTCCAAAGACACTTTAATGTCGACGAGAGAGTACGGGAAGGGCTCCCCCTCTTCAGTTTCCCCACTGCCAATGTATACTCCATCAAGATCAAGCGATCCGCCAGTTTGTAGACGTGAGTCTGCAATCGGCAAAAACGCAAGATCCTGATTAGAGTCGTCATGGACGTGGTCGAAGAGAGGAAGCCTTCTGGTTGAATACCTGAACTCCCTTACTGAGAGCCCCACGTGCATATGACGGTCGATCATATGAAGAGCCCCAAAAGGCTCTCCACAGTGAACGCACCGTCGTAAATGCACAAATGTGGAAGTCTCAGCAGGTAAGTTCAAGATATTCCTCCAGTTTGGCGGAGAGG